GCCAGTATGATCCAATGCTATATGACCCCAACTGTAACCATATAGATTTTCGGTGGCTGTTTTGTACGTTGTGGTATTAAAATGCCAAGGTGTTCCTTCGTGAAGAACCAAGTCTTGTATTTTCATTAGCAGTACCTTTGGAAGTACATCATCATATATTTTCATAATTATCCTTAAAAATTAAAATTGATTAGTATACGCTTGTTGGCATCGATTGGGTGCCTACCTGCATGAAATAACAACCCGTCAAAAACTAAAAATCTACCGCGTTTTGGTGTTATAGATTTAATGATAGATCCGTCCATATCAAAGATATATGTATCTCCGTCGCTATCATTAACATAATAGATGGCAACTGTATGCGGGTCAGTTCTGTCTATATGAGGAGTGTTAAAAAACTCTTCTCGACTAAAGTTACATTGTGTTTGAAAGTTGGCTTTGATACGACCAATTCTTGTTTGTTCTATTCCTATAGTTTGACAGAATTTTTGAAACATGTCATAGACCAGTTTAGCAGTATCTGAAGTTAGTCTTCCGTCTTTTAAAAAATTATGTCCAAAAGTTAAATATTCTTTAACTCTTGGATCATCTACAAGTATAGTATCCAAATCTGTTCCTGCGTCTCCTACTGAACCGTTATTTTCACCAGGAAATAAAAACCAAAAGAAATCGGGTCCACTAAGTATTGATTCAATTTGTTCTTGTACTTCGACAGGAACAACATCGTCGTACACTTTAATCATTTACTAAATCCAAATGGACACTTTCCAGGTTCTTGCTTTTCTAACAAGTTTCGTTTTTTTGCATGATTATTAAAAAAGAACACGTGATTATTTTTATCATAAATTCTCTGCCATTCTTCTTTGCTAACTAGATGATTTCTAACTTCTACACTACGATCAGTTAATGGAATGAGATGAACCAACGGTTCACCTGCTGAGATTTCTAACAAATTTGGATCTCCACCTCGATCTATTTTCCGTATGGCAAAATTAATAAACACATTTGAGTTGTGTTTGAATTCAAGTACGCCTGGATGCAATACTAACTCGTCTGGATACTTGTAGTTGTATGTAGGTTGTGTCCACATCCAATTAATATTTTCACTGCATGAAAATACCCAAGGGGAATAAATTTTAAAATGCAAATATGTCTCTTCAGGCATGAACTCGTTGCCAATTTGATTTTGAGAATGAATTTGGCTTTGTGTTTTCATATCAGCAAATTGCTGAACTAGTTGAACGCTATTGGTGAATCCATTACTAACTGATTTTAAACCAAGTTGGGCATCGGTCCATAAAGGAATTACAAATCCTGATTTAAAATGATTAACAATACCAGTGCAGGTTTTAACTGTAGCTACTTCTACCGGGGATCGAGGATCTGAAAATGTACTGGGTAAAGTTCTAAACCAATTAGGAACATGTTTTTTTGCTGATTCTATTTTGAATAAATCATAAACGTGATTTTGTGCTGTGTAACAATCTAAGTATATTGTTTTTTTCTTAAAGAAAAACATAATTTATCCTATTCTTATAGGACAAGTATACACAGATTATTAAATTAAATCAACCAAATCGAACACAGTTTGAAGTTTTGTACGTATTATTTTACTCGAAAAACTATTACGCAAGCCTTGATGTAACGGCTTAGGAGCACGATCTATTGTACTCCATGCCCATCCTGAATGCTCGTCGCTTAGTACAGGTGTAAATTCTGTGTCAATGACACATAGATAAGTGTGAAAGTTAAACACAGTATCATTGCTAACAAATGTTTCTAATGGAATTGTTTTTAAGACTTTGGGAATAGCACCAATTTCTTCTTGAATTTCACGTTGCAATCCTTGCCATGGAGTTTCTCCAACAATGTTGGTACCGCCCACAAGTCCCCAAGTGCCCGCATGTTTGCCATGTGCTTTTTGCAATAGTAAAAATCGCCGTGTGGACTTGGCATAAAACAATGCTCCACTACAAACTATAGATTCTTTTATAAGACTATTTTCCATTTGACAGACTCATACACACCTTCGAATGACTTAACCCATGAAACACCGTTCCACAGGTATTGTATTCCAGTATATATATTCGTCTGCCATACCATGGTGTCTGGATTCTGACTAGCATTGAAGATAACAGTCCACTGTGTTCCGGACCACTCTATAATGTCGTTAGCGTGTGCAACAAAATCTACGCCTGTAGTGCTTTGCCAGGCTTTAGGTCCCTTACCAGGAGCATTTAACACACTACCAACATCTTCAATGATAAGAAAACGTCTGCCAACTCCCACTGGTTGATCTGTTGCTTCCTTATTGGGTTTTTTAGGATCGTATTGTTGTGGATCTATAATAGCATCAAATGTACCAGGACTGCTGGGTCTATAACATGTTTGTAAATTATAACCAATTGCACTGTCTAAATTTCCTGAGCTGTCGATACCAGTATTACTGGTCAATGTATCGGGATTCCAATTGACTTGTAATATTGTTGCATCTAAACTGTTTATTGCAAAAGTACCAACAATTAAACTGCCATTGGGTTGCGTCAAGTATAGCTGACTGGATCCTGCTTTGTATTTGCCCGGAGTTTTATTAAATAATTCTTCCCAGTTTATAGGAGTTCCTAGTCTTAAGGGAATTTCAAGAGCATGTCCAGTATCGATGACACTTTCGTGAGCACCCAACAACACAGCTTGCCCGTTGTAAACTTCTAATCTATAGTTTTGATCTGAACCAATTACTAGGCCCAATAAATCTTCCATAGTTGTTGTGGGACCGATAGGATCTTGACCCAACCCATCGATATAGGTCCCACTGGTTACACTATGATTATTCATGCTGGTAACAATCTTAGTAATAACACCAAGATGTTTGACCTTGACTGGCGGATTAATCCATATGGGCGTATCCAGTGTGAGAGTGGCAATATCTATAGGAGTGTCGTTGCCCACTGGAACAGTACGACTATCCCAGCTAATATCATTTAAATTCAATACAGTTAAACTGGTCCAGTCAACATAGTTGTCTGTGGTTTGCAATTCCAAGCTGGGATTGAACAATACTAGAATCTGTTCAAGTATTTGCAATTTTTGATCAGTGTTGGCGCTCCAAATATCACACTTCATTGTGAGTTTAAATGGAGTTGGCATTAGTCGTTCAATGGTATAATTCCTGCCCTGCCCTGTTGTATAACGATTGGTGTCTGGATCGATATCACGTTCTCGAATATTCACAGTACCTACAAAAGTTTGGTCGCTGAGCCTGTCACGATCCAGTGCCAGTCCCGTAACATACACACTGATACGTGGAACACTGTTGACCTTGTTTTCGCTGTTGTTGCGAATGATACTGGCCACTTGTCTATCAGCATCTCCATACATCACAGGAATACGCACCAGTGTTCCGTCACCATATTTGACCACAAAATTGCTCAGCGCACGTATGGTCTGTGTGATATATCGTCTTATTTGCCCGTCATAAAAATGTTCCATTACAAATCTGCCCTTGGTTTTAATGCCTTGCTGATGCTTTGACGTTGTGATTCTCTATGATTATAGAAAGTCACAGTCCACTGACCTGCATATGGTATTTTTTGTTGCACTTCATCAACTACGGGTAAATTAATTTGTATCTTGGCACTTGATATACCTGTAGGACTAATAAAATTATACTGTGTAATAAATCCAGGATGATCTGCAACCACATATTCTATCAAAGTAGTTTCTAATTTAAGAACCACATACACACCTGTTATATCAGGGTCAATAGTTGTTCTAATTCTAACAGCATCTTTGGCCAGTCTGGCAAAGTCACTGATCACCGGTTCATTATAAGTCCAGTTGTGATTGTTAATAAATCCAGTTTTTAATGTATTTCTTGAATTTGTATTGGTCATATCCATGCGTACTGCATCTTCAACTGCAATCCACGCATTTTGTCTACCTTCAAATCTATATAACCTGTTAGGTAGCATGTCAACACGCAAGAAGAAATCATCAGCAGCTGGATTTGCTGGAAATTGAATACCAAATCCAAAATCGTAACCGTTAACCGGAAATCCATCGCCCAGCAAATAACCGGTGTATCCGCTACGTTGCGGAACACCCACAGCACCGGCGCCAGCTGTAACATTTCCAGCATTGCTGGCCAGCAACGATTTGTTGTCCGTAGTGTTTAGTACAGTTGTACCCAATGTGTCACTTGCAGCAATTGTATAGTATTGGCGAGTTTCAAAACCACTCTTTGGCACATCAATCTCAGCCTGTTGTACCACAGCATCACTAATTCTCAATTCTTGATTGTGAGTACTTAACAAGTCTCGTAATGTGGTATCTGCAACTGGATCACCGTTGGCATCTTTGACCTGTTGATCAAATATTTGTGCAAACTGTTGACTGTCAGTAACTTTCTTCAGTTTTAATCTGTACAAGTGTGGAAACCAAGTTACACTAAATCCTTCACTGGCACGGCCCACATCTTCGATCACATAGTATCTAGGCAAAGCAAAGTCAAATTCGTTAAGTGCAAAATCATCACGCAAGTGCGGCAGCTCAAGCACATCTCCGCTTATGGGTTTACGACCAATGTATTTGATAAAATCATTAATGTGTACAGTCATGTACAAGGTATCGTTGTCAATAAACAAACCAAATTGACTTAGGTTAAAATCTACGTTTTGTACATTGTAGAGTCCGCGTATTCTATAAATTTCTGTGTCATAAGTTCTGTCACGATTTTCTAAAAATAACAAATCTTGTATGTTTGTAACTGACGTAGTTGCATAGCGTGGTTGGTCCGCAGTGGCATTTTCAGCCGCAGTATTTGCACCTAAATATTTGTGCAGATACACGTCTGTGCCGCCTGCTTGGAACATTTCCGAGCACTGGCGATCGATGAACTTGTAATCAAGTCCTTTTTCGGGTTTATAAAGAGATAAGCGTGGCATAGTAACATATTTATCGATAGCTAAATATACTAGGAGAGTAATATTATGGATGATTTACCGTCAACAGTTTCGTCAAATTCCAATTTAGAAAGAAATAAAGTATTTGATTACGTGCGAGACATGCTGGGCGACGGCATGGTTGAAGTGGAACTAGACCCTAAGCATTACGAAACAGCCCTGGATCGTGCGTTAAATCGTTATCGTCAAAAGAGCTCAAATGCTGTGGAAGAAAGTTATTTGTTCTTAGAACTAATTCAGGATCAAAATGAATACAGATTGCCCGATGAAGTTATTACTGTGCGTCAAGTATTTCGTAGAGCTATTGGCTCAAGAAGTGGAATTGGTGCAGGCGGTACGCTATTTGAACCGTTTAATCTAGCTTATACAAATACCTATATGATGTCAGGCAGTATGATGGGCGGCCTTGCAACATATGACATGTTTGCTGGATATCAAAAATTGGTTGGACGAATGTTTGGTAGTTATATTGAATTTAGCTGGAAGCCAACTAGCCATATATTGAATATTTTGCAACGACCGTTTGCCCAAGGCGAACAAATACTTGTGCAAAGTTACAACTTTAGACCTGACTGGGTGTTGTTACAAGATATCTACGCCAAGCAGTGGTTGCGCGATTACACATTGGCAGTATGCAAAACCATGCTGGGTGAAGCACGTAGCAAGTTTGCCAGCATCGCCGGTCCAGGCAGTTCAATTCAAATGAACGGCGGCGATTTGAAATCCAGTGCCAAAGAAGACTTTGAGCGTCTTGACAAAGAAATTGACACTTATGTGGCCGGCGGAACGGGCTATTATTTCATAACTGGCTAAGATATTTCTTGACCTTGTAATAAAACTGTTATATACTAGCATATCGTTAGGAGATGCTATGATTATAGGTGTGTGCGGATTTATTGGTTCTGGCAAAGATACTGTTGCTGATTATCTTACTAACTTTCACGGATTTAGACGAGAAAGTTTTGCTAACAGTCTCAAAGATGCAGTATCATCTGTATTTGGTTGGGACAGAACCATGCTGGAAGGCCGCACAAAACAAGCCCGTGAATGGCGTGAACAAGTAGATCCGTGGTGGGCAGAACGTCTTGATATGCCACACTTGACCCCAAGATGGATCTTGCAATATTGGGGCACGGAAGTATGCCGTCAAGGTTTCCATGATGACATGTGGATTGCAGC